AGGGTTATTTGGAATCATACTAATCACCCCCTAATTCTATCTAACACAATGTATTTCTGCCCACCCTGAACCCTGATAAGCATAACCTTTTCACCAGCTTTCAAAGCAAGATGCACCCTAAAGGATTTTGTACCTTTGTAATCATGGTTATGGGATGCAAAGGAAGAATCACCGCTTCCACCGCTTTTATCTTCTGTTTTGTGGTCTACTGTCATATTTACAGAAAAATCTTGAACCAGTGTAGTAAGAACCAACTGCTTTTCTGTAAGGGTCATTTTTTGGTCAACAGAAATCTTCAAGGGGGATGGGCTTATTACTGTTCCAAAGTAAATGCCTGAAGGCATAGATGCAAACACCGCATCCAGTGCAGCCTTCTTGATATTTTCAACCGATTTAGCAGCTACATTATTAGGCAATAAACTCACCCCCTCTTAAAGTTAAATCCATTGTGTGTAAACTTTCGCTGAAAGTATGCTTTGCCTGTTCTACAAGCAAGAAGGAATTAGCAATAATATCACCCAGGTTCAAGGAAACTGCTACCAGCGTTCCCGCCCTAACCCTGACATCACCAAAAGCACCTTTAATAGTAAGGTTGCGGGTTTTCTGATTGTAAAGACTTAGTAAGGCATCAGCTTTTGCTTTTCCGTTTGTCTTTTCATCAATGGTTTCAAAATACTGAAGAACACCCCATTGATTGATGTTAGAACCATCTTGGGCAATATAGATTTCTCTTTTGCCTGATTCTTCATTTTCATAAACCAGCTTAATTTTGTTGTAAGTTTCCCCATCAATACTGGAAGTGTAATCAAAGTTTTCACCAGTATCTTCATCAATCAGGATTCCAACCTTCATATTTCCAATATTCTTCAGGGTAAGCTTTCCAAAATCATCATACAAAACATACATTTCTTTTTTACTTGTTAAGGTTAAATCCAAGGCATTTTGAATAATATCAAACAAGGTTTGGTTATCCTCAACCCTGGATTCAATCTTAAATTTTGTATCTTCCAAAGTACCACACTGCAAATTGAAATCCTTTGCAAGCATCTGAACCACTTCAGAAGCAGTTTTGTTAGAATAAACATAGGTATCTTTATTTTTCAAATACCGCAACTGGTCATAAGCAGTAACAGTAATAATACCTTGCTTATCCCTTTTCTTTTGGAACACAAAGCCATAAAAAACTTTTTGCCCATCAACCTTCAATCTAACAGCATCACCTTCAGTAAAATTCAGGGTTGCATCTTTCACCACTTTGAAAGTTAAGCTTCCTTGAACCCCCTTTCTTTCGGTTTGCCATTGGATTTCACCAGTTACAATGGGTTGATAAACTTTGCTTCCATGCTGAATCAAAAGTTCATAAGACATAGAAGAACCCCCTTTCTGTTATGGCAAAGTAAGAACTTGCCCAACATAAATTAAATTAGGGTTCTTAATCTTATCTTTGTTCAGATTATAAATTTCAGTGTACTTAGCACCATTACCAAGGTATTTCTTAGCAATGTTCCAAAGGCAATCACCCTTTTTTACTGTATAGGTTTTCTTTTGTGGGGCTGTTTCGGCGGGTCTTTGTGTTTCAACAGTTGCCTTTGGTGTTTCTTGCTTCACAACCACCTTAACAGTTTTTGTTGAATATGCTTTGTACTGCTTCAGCTTAATGGTAATCTTCAAATCAAGTCCATTCTTAGCATCTTCAGAAATCGTGTAATCTTCCAAACTAACCTTAATGTTAGTGTTGAAAAGCATCTTTCCTGAAGGGTTTGTTCTGATAACAATGAACTGGAAGGGCTTTTTCGAAGATTTCAGCCCTTCCAGCTTGCTAAGATAGTAAGAAGCATTGTAAGTGGTAGAAGCAAAAGGATATTTTACTTGTGGAATCAATGCTTCAAAACTTAATTCTGTAAGCCCAGGAAGCTTCAGAACATTCACATCACCTTCATTGATAAGGTTGATTGTTTTGTTGTTGCTCTTGATTTTTGTATCAAGTTTGGAAGGGGTAACAGGAAGTTGCACACCATCCAAATAAAATGTATATGCCATTAGTCATGCACCCCTTCCGCAGCAGTTTCAAGAACTTCAGTGAAATCAGTGTTCCACTTTTCCATAACTCCATCAATATCCATATCAGAACTGATGTTGTTATTGTTGGTCTGTTCAATGGTGATTTCAGCAGTGGTAAATCTGTTAATGGTTTCACGCTCTGCAATATCCTTCATGTATTCAACAGAATCTTCCATTGCATCCATAGAATCAGCCATTGCAGCAGTGCTACCAGCAGTATCACCAGTATTCTGATAAATTCCATCCAATGTTGTTGCAGTGTTGAAGGCATCCAATGCACCATCAGAACCCCCACCAAAAGCACCACTTACCTTATCGGCAACACCATCACCCCAAGCAGCACCAGCATCAAATGCTTCAGAAGCCCAACCGCTTTCAAAAACATCAAATGTGTTGAAGCCACTGTTGAAGGCATCACCAATATTTTTGTATTCTTCTTTGCTTCCATACGCTTCAGCAGATTTTGCAGCATATTCATCAGCCTTTGCACTGATTCCTGAATAATCGAATTCCACAAAGGGAAGCTTATTCAGTGCAGCACAAATTCCTTCAACCACTGTTAAAGCAGTAGAAAGCAAGCCAAAAAACCAACCCTTAATGTTTGCAATTACATTGTGGAAAGCAGTACCAATATTGGAAATACAAGCACCTAAAGCTTCCCAAATGCCCAAGGCAACATTTGCGATAAACAAAGCTGCATTCTTAACCGCCTGAATTGCTACATTGATTCCACCAGTGATAACACCAAAAAAGCTGTTAGCAACACCAGTTGTTTTTGCAATCCACTGACAAACACCAATGATAGCAGCAATTACCGCAATAATCAGAAGAATAATCCAGGTTAAAGGGCAAGCAAGCAAAGCTGCATTTAAGCCATGTTGGGCAACAGTAGCAGCAAAGGTTGTTCCAGCTTGCATTGTATCAGCAGCAGCCTTAACACCTTCAGCCAAAGCTTGTGCTGCAAGGATTCCATTTGTAATTAAGGAAACTGCATTGTAAGCAATGAAAGCAGCAACAACCGCCCAAATGATAGGTTCAATCCAACTCCAATTGTCATACACAAACCCCGCAACAGAAGCAAGGGCATTAAAAGCAGCAGTTGCGATAGAAGCAAGGGTTGTAATTGCACCAATTGCCCCATCAACAAGGTTATTAAACTTATCTGTGTTCACAACTTCATTGATTTTCTGAAGAATAGGTTGAAATTCCATAAGGGCTTGATTCTTGATAGATTGCCATACTTGCCCAATGGTCTTAGGCATAGATTCAAATTTAGCATTGGTTTCATCAGCAGCACTAAGCATTGCATTCTTTACAACATCCGCTGAAAGCTGCCCTTCTTGTGCCATTGCTCTAATCTGCCCAATAGGAACATCCAAGTAATCTGCAATTGCCTGAATGATTGTAGGGGCTTGCTCAAACACTGAATTCAGTTCTTCACCACGAAGAACACCTGAACCCATAGCTTGTGTAAGCTGAAGCATAGCAGCAGAAATACCTTCTTGGGATGTACCAGCAATGGTAAACTGCTTATTAAGCTGTTCCACAAAGGCAACCAGTTCTGCATTACTACTGAACGCATCACCCGCCATAATACCCATTTTGGAAACGGCATCAGCAGTTGCCTGATAAGCACCCCTTGAACGCTGTGCGGATGCAAAAATCATATTTTGCAGTTCTTCAGTGGTTTGAAGTCCATCATTCATCATGTTCAATCGTGCAGTAGTTTGGGTAAGTTCATCCGACAAATCAAATACTTTTTTCAAACCCATCATACCGCCAATTACAGAAACAATTCCCATGAATTTAGATTTCAAATCAGAAGCAGCATTTGAACCATTTTTGATAGTATCATTGAACTGCCTTTGCTGTTCATTGCTTTGCCTAATATTCTGTTCAACAGAATCCAGTTGGGTTTCCACCCTTGCAAGTTCATTTCTTGCTTCCTGAATTTCAGAACTATCAACAGGGCTGGAAGATGCACTTTGCATAGCTTCAAAACTGTTCAACACTACATTCAGGGCTTTATTCATAGAACGCAAAGCGGGGGACATAGCATCATACAACTGGATTGAAGTTCTAATTGTAGCCAATCATTTTCACCTTCCTTTCTGTAAGAATAAAAAAATAGGGGAAC